CATAGTAATTTACTTCCATAGAGCGTCTAGGAGCTGTCTTAGTGCTTAACAAGTCCTTACCTTCTGGTCCTTCAACAAAGGAGCCGTCAGGGTTGCGTGCGCGTGCATAGCGTGCTGGGTTTAGGTCCATTGCAGTTACGTTTGTATCTAACGTGCCTAGATAGTCACCCGCTAGTGCTGATGGGTATGTTGGGTTACCTGCTCCACGCAGTGCGTCTTGTGAGGTATCTATTAGTCCTACGTTCTTGAAGCCGCCTACTGGTGCAGTCAACTGCGATTGGTCAGCAATAGCTAGGCGTGATTGTGGCAGCGTAGTTCCGCCCTTGTTTCTAAATAGCTTATCTAGCTGCTGCTGTACTTGCTTCCTAGCACCATCTGGCAGCGCATCAAACTGTGCACCACTTGCTGGGTTGTCTACACCTTTCCAGTCAGGCACATACAATTTCATAAAGCCATCTACTTCTTTCTTAAATGTAGTAGGCATATTACCAGCTGCGTAACTCAGCATTGTCTTACCAGTCATACCAGCAAAGTCTGACCCTGTTGGAGCCATACGCCACGGCATCAATATTGGTGGCTGCCCAAACTCTGCTTCTAACTCTCTTGCAGCCTTAACCATCTTAGGCACAACTGTATCACCAGACGCCCATAGGTTAGGGTTCTGTGTGAAGTCTCTCATGAAGTCTTGACCACCTGTAAGGTTGACAGGGTAGCCCAGCTGCTTGTCACCGAAGCCAGTTAATAAGCCACCAGCTGCTGTCCTGTCTGACATGGTAGTTAAATATGGTCTGCCTTCGAGCTGCTCTAATGTAATTGGATTCTCTGGTATTACTTGTCTCTGCTCAACAACAGGCTTGCCTTCTATTGGGTCTAGCTTACGCATAGCATAACGTGGGTCGTAATCACCTTCCTGAAAGAACATATCCATCAGTTTGCTAGCTGCTGTTTTCTTAGACATTAGAGTTCCATTTGAGTGTGATTTAGTGCCCGATTATACCACTTTTATACAATCCCTTGAAGGTTTCGTCTGATAGGCTCACCCCAGTTTGATGTAGGTCTGTAACCTATAGCTAGATACCTCATAGCATCAGCACAGTGACTGGTCCAATCATGCAATGGTCTTGAGCGCCACGTCATTCCCTTCTCATCGTATTCACGCCTGTACTGTCTCAACGCATCAATGCCACGCTCGCATTTCTCAGCATCAAACCAGCAGCGTCCTAGCATACTCCTTACTGCCTGTATGCCATCATCAACATTTAACTGTGGCGCAATCTGTACTGGTCGCACCCCCAAGCTATCTAATGTTTCTAATCTACTCCTACCTGAGCCTAGCTCCCTGACCCTTACATCGTGTGGCAAGATATGCTGGTCGTAGATGTAGCCTTTCTCATTTAAGACCTTAGCGTAATGGTCAAGACCTACACCGCTACTCTCATAGTAGTCTATAAGCCTCACCTCTGCCCCTACCATCTGTGCAAACCAGATACTAGTGCTATCGCCCATCCCTAAGTCCCAAGCCGTTATAACGCCAATAGAGCTGTCATAGGGCACGTTAGTCATACGCTCATTATGTGTAGCTTCACGCATCTCTACAGCGTAGTAAGCACCCTCTGCATGGATGAGCATATCGCCTTCCCATATGTGGTCATACAGGTCAGGTCTGTTTATCTTATCTTGCTGCCGTTCTTTCTCTAGTACATCAGGAAAGTATGGATTGTCTCGCCAGTTAATCTCAGCAATCTTCATATCCTGTGGCGGATGCACTCTAAACCTTCTGTGAGTAGATGAATGCTTTGTCTCAGGGTTCCATGTTACCCATATCTCAGAGTTATCTTCACGGACCGTTGGTATTAGCTTCTGCCATGCAGTGTCAGATACACCTTCTGCCTCATCTACCCAGCATAGGATGATACGTGCTTTTGATTTAATAGAGTCTAGGTTGCGTCTAAGACCAGCAAACACATAGTTAATACGTCCACACTTGGACCTTATGTATTTCTCGCCTAGCTCATAGAAGTCACTTAGAAAGTCTACACTACGTATAGCTGACTTAACTTCTTCTAAGGATGACTCATCAAGAGAGTTTAGGTGTTCACGCGCACAGAGTATTTGTCCTTGCTTACCTTCCATTGCCCATGTGTACCCACGTACTGCTGTCATCAATGCGAAGGAACGTGTCTTAGCTGACCCTCTACCACCATATGCACACCTGTATCTGGCTTCACCTTCAAAGATTTCTACAATCTTATGTGGCAGCTTAACAGTGGTTGTGACTTCCTCAGTCTTTTCCTTTGTCATACTCAGCTACCAACTTAACAACTGTGGGTTTGAAAGTATCGTCTGATGATGTGTGGTCTATCTGCTGCTTATCGCCATACTTACGTGGCGCCATTCTAGCTACCTTCCACTTACGTGAATCAATACGTAGTTTAGCTTTAGCCAGCTCAGCATTCTCTGCTACATCTGACAGCTCGTCAGCAATATCTATAATCTCGTCTGCGTAAAAGTCTGCCTGACAGTCCCTCGCGCGCGCGTACTGCTCCGAAAACTGTACTTTGTCACTATCATTCAGCCACTTCATTAACGTGCTCATAGCAGGCATACCTTCATCCCTACAGATTTGTCTAGCACTCTCGCCAGCTGCTAATCGTCTGCAGATGTCATCGCCTAACTCTGATGTAAATGTACTTGGTCGCACTTTATATCCTTACTTCAGTCTCTTCATAGGATTTCTCAATCCGCTGCTGCGCTAAATATACCACTTCTTCTAACAGGAGTGAATCACGGTCTGAGATTGCCTGAGCGAAGTCGTTAATCAACTCTAGGTCGGCTTCATGTATATCGTCATCTATAGTAACTCTAATCATGTGCCGATTATATCCTATTTAAGTCCGTACTCTAACTCTAACAACAACTCACAATAATGGATAATCTTCTTAATATCTTCAGCCCCATTCTTGTTCTTGTGCCGTGAAGCATATTTAACAATGTTGCCTTCTATGTATGGCAGCTTGTTTTTCGTTATATACTCAATAGGCTGTATAGGCATATCGTAATGCTTACCGCCTTCTTGTTTCTTCAGTGCGCTCTTCATCACTTACCCTCATACCTGTTACGTAGATAACCAAGTGTAATCGGCATCTCTTCGCAGCTGCCATCATTTACCTCATTAAGCATCCATATACCACGCCATGAACCATTAGTCTGTGCAGTAAGATAGTCCTCATCGTGTTGATAGAATATACCAGCAAACAAACCTAAGATGTTTTTACCATCAGCTCTACGTGCAAAAGCAATGTCCTTGTCCTGTACGTGACCCATGACACAGCTCATCATCTTCTTAGATAACATATTCCTAGCACTTGATACTGGTCTGCCCATGATGCCTGACGTGAAGTAATGCGAGTAAGCAATGCCATCTATGATTGATACTTCTAGAAAGTCATAAACCTCAAACCCAAGCTCGTTCAGCTTCAAGTCATCATAGCCTATCAACCCTTCTAGTTTTGCATCTGCTTCGATAGCGCGCTCTATACGCTGCTCATGGTTGCCTATAGTGAACACTAGGCGTGGATTCCATTGTTTCTTCTTGTTAGATATTAAACGCTTTTGTTCTGCCCTTATTGGCTCTAAGAACACTTCCATAGCATCTAAGCCAGCCTTTATATCATCCTTGTACCTACGTCCTTCGAATGACTTCTTACCCACATCCCAGTTCGACAAGCTGGGCATATCCCAGTGGTCACCTATATGAATGATAACGTCTGGTTTCTTTTCAGCTGCATACAAGCCAGCCCACCGAAGATGTTCGACAGGCTGGTTTGGTTTTACTTGCGTATCTGGTATCACTAAGTGCCTTGTCATAGCTTACCTCGCTAGTTTTAGGCACTAGTATATACTATTTATTCAAAATAGAATTTATCTTGACACATTCTTCTTCCGTAACCCAAATACGCATCTCCTTTAGACCCTGCTCAGCTCTCCTAGCTCTCATCTCACGCATCAGTTGAGCCTTAGATTTAGGCTTATCTTTAGGCTTGTCCTTCCTGAAGATTGCATCAAAGTTATCCTCATACCGTTTTTGGTCTGGTATAGGACGTGGTGCGCTTCCCTTACCCATTACAACCTTCCAGATAATACTCAGCAACACTACAATTCTCATCGAACCTATTTTTTACGCTAATCATACGCTTTTGGATTAAGTGACCATCTTTACGTAGGTCATAAATTACTGCAGCTAACCTAGTAATACCTAAGTCTTTAAATGCGTGCAGTGACGTTATTGTCTCACCTGATTCTAGGTGGTCTAACACTCTTATTGCTTGCTTCATAATAATCTCCTAATGAACAGATTTACCAAACTCACTTATAATCTCATCTTCTAAACGTCTCTCAAGATACAGATACAGTGAATCACGATATGCCTCAGCTAAAGTATATTTGTTACCTAACCACTCTTGTGCGTCATGCACGTACTTCTTGAAGTTAGGTACAGCTAGACATTCATAGAACAACTCAGGGCTTTTATCTTCTTTAAGCCCTATAGCTGCGTAACGCTCTCTAGCATCAGCCATCATGTCATCAAACATAGCGTCTGTGCCATCAGCGTATAACACCTCTAACAACTCATGCGCCACGTCTTGCGCGCACTCTGGAAAACAGTCAGCTAACCACGTATTGTGCTCACATAGCCACGTATAAACTGCTGCGTCCTTTAGCTTATCTTCAAGCTCCGCAATGCAGCCACTCCAGTCATCGGGTAGCTGCACTATTACATCTCCAAAAATTGCTGTTTTCATTATTATTCTCCTTATTATGTAAAATACTTGATTAAAATTTTTTAGCGCGAAAATCATGCGCGAAGTTAATATAAAGCCTTAAAATTCCACGATGATATTGCTCCAGAAACTGACGCGCCTTGTTAAATTCGATTGAATGCTGGAGCGCATCAAAGGTTTCGTGAAAACTCCAGTGGCACATAGTATCTAATGCCTCTGAGAGCAATCTTTGTCGATATACCCTGTACTCCTGCATATTATCTTGAACATATTCTTGTTTGCTCATTTTTATTTCCTCGTTTGTGTGTATGGCATCTATTATACAGAAGTAACTGTTACTTACAAGTGTTTATGGCAATAAAAAAGGAGCTAATGCTCCCTTTCTACTTTGTATCTATCTGTATGCCTTCGCCCAGCCAAATCATCTATGGCTATCAGCGTTAGCGACAGTAGAGTAAATAAAATAATGTAGTTCATCACGACCCCAAGTAGTTGAGGCGAGATTATAGTGGTGTGATAGATTAGTCAGTAGTGCTATTTATTCATAACAGGTATGTGTGTAGGTAATGATGCGTTTAGGTCCTGAGTGCATCAAGCTCAGCACATAGAGGAGAGGAGTCCTCTTGACCACTAGGGGTTAACTAGAGCGCTACAAAAATGAACAATACTAGCAGTGCCCCACCGAGTATTGCTTCACCTTGTGTTATTGTGCGCCACGGCTTATCTAGCCATGCTTTAAATCTATCCCTTGCAGACTTAGCTGCGTCCTCTACTTTATCGAGGGCTTTATCTGCGTGCTCATGCGCGTCTTTTAGCGCCTTCTCATAATCAGTCATAAGACTCTCCTAAAACGGTATATCATCATCAGCAAAGTTACTGCTTTGTTGTTGCGGCTGCTGTACTGGTGCAGCTGCGCTTTCTTGTTTCTTAGAAAAATGGACATTGTTAACCAGACATACTGCCATAGAACGTGCATTGCCGTCCTTGCCTGTCCACTCTTCCATAACAAACTCACCAGACATTGTAACAGGCGTGCCTTTTGTTAGGTATGGCGCTAGCTTTTCTGCGCGCTCCTTGAACATCTTACACTTTACCCATGTAGTCTTTTTGTTATCACCCCAACCTGACGTAACTGCTACGTTTACAGCTCCAATAGCAACACCTTTAGGGGTATGGCGGATTTCCATATCAGCTCCGCAGTTGCCTGTAAACACCATTGAATTAATACTCATTATATATCCTCACTAGGATTGTAGTTTTTAGATAGCTTCCAATACGTTAGAAGCGCGTTAAACATCTCAGCGTGTTTCTTATGAGATTCTGCATCCCATACGTGGTACAAAGCAATCTCTGGCTTCTGCCTGTCAACAAAGATAGACACACGTACTGGGTCTGTGACGCCTAAGCCTTGTGCATACGCAGATAGCTGCAT